TTAAGAGTTAGTTGCGGTGTAACGTAAACTTCCATTGTTGCCAGTTAATCTGTCAGATGCTAAGTATGCATCACTTGGCACTTGCCATAATGCAAATCTCTTAGACATAATCAAAGAATAACCCGCTCCAAGTGTTGCAGATTCGTAACCAACTGTGGTTTCTGTCGGGCAATCAATCTCTCTTAATTGGAAATCGATGTTTAACATACCTAATGTACCCTCACTTCCTGGCATTTCAAATGGCATTGCCATGTTCCAGAATGTAGATAAACCAAGTTGTTGAGCTCTGAATCCTTTGTATCTGTCTAATTCAACAATACCAAAAGTTCCAGGCATCAATACTGCAAATTGATTTGACCCCCAAGATGTACCTGAATAGATATCATGGTAGTAATCAATGTTACTTGCAGCCGCTGCGTTGTTTAAGTTAGCGTATTGAGTCATTGCAGGATTCAAAGATTGAATGTAAGCAGAATCAACTAATCCACTTCCTACAACGATTGGTCTTCCTTGACCCTCATTGCTTCTGTAATCAGTTAATACTTTTGTCCAACCCTCAGAAAAGTTGTTTACAGTAGAGTCATCGTTGAAGTTAACGGTTACCGCAGTGTTTGCGCCCGTAACGACATTCTTACCCCATGTAACTTGACCTAACAATGTTTGGTCGATTTTACCAACGAAACCATTCATAGCAGCCATTAAGCCTGCTAAGTGCTCTTGCATAAATGGAGTTGGTGCACCACCTATTGACACAGTTGCAGAAGCCTCATCGCAGTAACGTGCGATAGTTGCTTGGTCAAAATGTAATCCGAACTTTACGATTGAAGTTGTATCAATAGTAATCTCATCATACGCTTGTACTAAGTCAATATCACAGTTGTCAGCAGTTGACATTTGTGCTGGAGTTGTACGTTGGTAGTATTTCAATCTTAAATCTTTAATGTGGCCCGCAGTGTTTGCAAGTTGTAAAGAGTCAGCGATTGGTGTCGCGTTTGCGCCTTTCTCTAAGGCAGCGCGTAAAAATCCCGTAGGAGTAATTTTATGTTCTGGTGCGTTTTGTCCAATTATGAATTTCATATGTTGGAGCATCGCGGGGCAATAACCTAATGCCATGATATTTTAGTGTTTATTTCTGCCCGAAACCTTGCAATGCGATGTCTAAGTCGCTTAAAGCGTTGGCTGCCGCGGCAGATGGTTTAGATGAGCTTTGTTGGCTCTGTGTCGACTTTAGTGGCATACCGCCTCCATTGTCAGATACTTTCAAAAACTTATTGTCGGCCAAGGCCATATCTGTGAGAGTGTCAAGGTCGAGTTCCTTTCCGTTGTCAAAGATAAGCATTTTATCATCATCTTTTGCAACTAATTTTAACTTGCCATCAATTTTTTTTATTGCCGCACTTTTTTCAGCAAGTTTCTTGTTTAAAAACTCACGCGCAATCTTGCTTTCAACATCCAAACCAAACTGCCCTGGCAACTTCTTAGATGAAATGATGCGATTAATCTCCATCTCTGTAAACTCGCCATCATACTTAGCAACAATAGCATCAATAGCACTTTGCTTTTCGAATGCGGCATCAGTTGCAGCCTTAGAAAGTTGTGCACTTAGTTCATTAATCTTACGTTCAAGTTCTGCCTTGTCTCCCTTGCCATCAATTTGCTTTGATTTTAATTCAGCAATCTTTTTAATTGCAACCTCAACTTTGTTATACGTGTTTGGGTCATCGGTAATCAGTTTGATAGTATCATCATCGGCGCCATTGTCTTTAAGCCATGTTGAAACTTTATTGTTAAACGGATCTAATGCCTCTGCTTTAAAATGTTTCTTAATGTCGATGTTATTTTTAGCCTCGTTTGCACTCATAAGAGTAGTCAATGATTGGTCAACCTCATCAGGTATCTCAGCAACAAGTTCTTTGATGCCTATAAGTTGTCTGTATGTTTCAGAGTTTAAATCGAAACCTGCTTTGGTAAGTAATTTTTTAATTGTATCAGCTAATATTGCCATTTTGTTTATGTTTTAAATTATAATTAACGTGCACCGCCACATCCTTTGCAGCCGCCTTTGGGTTTAGTTTGCTTTGCCATTATTTCTTTGGTTTAGTGGTTTCGTTTTTAGCCTCTAACATCTCCATTAACTTAGCATTTTGCGCAATAAGCATCTCCATGATGTTTGTGTTTGCTGCATTCGGTTGCCCTTTGCGTGTCGGTGGATAAAGAATAGAATGTGCTTCAGCAACACCTAACTCTGCCGCTTGCTCGGTTGTCAATTCAACTTCCTCAACTTTGTACTTCTCGCGCTTTTCATTGCTTAGTGAACGCTTATAAGTTTCGTGAAATTGTTTGTTAGTGCGATTTAGTGGGAAGTAATTAACTTCGTTTCGCACGTTTGTAATCTTTAGTAATTTAAATAGTGTCGGATTTGTTTCCATTTTATTATTGGGTTTAATTATTTATTTGCAAATGTAGCAATTATATTTTTAGGTACAAGCGATGCGGGTATCGGATATGCTTGATGCCCGCAGTTGTAACCGCCTCGATAAGTTTGGAAGTTACTTGGGTTAGTATCCTCAATCATTCCTTGCGGTAAGTCAGTTCGTGGATTAATTTGTCCTTGCATTTCTTTAAATTCAGCAAAGTTGCCTTTGATAATCTTTGGCAGTTCACTACGATGGTAGTATTGCTTCTGCGTTAATGCCTTACAAAACGTTCGTGTTGTCTTTATATTACTGCCTACATATCGAAACCAATCCCAACCCAAATCCGCGCTTATAGCTTGGTTAACTGTTGCGTTGTATTGATTAATCGAATCAGTTGCAATCAGTTTAGTGTATCTAACTAACGCGCCATCAATCGTTGGTGTGCCATTGATGTAGTTGTTTAGTTCCTTTGATAGCTTAGAATAACTTCCACCCGTAGTTACATAGGTGTTAATCATTTCGCGCACTGGCGTGATGAGGTTTTGATTCAATCCCGATTCAGTTAAGTTATCCAACGTAACCGATATTGATTGTTGCCTGATTGCCTCAACTACTTTTGGCGGTTTGAATTTTTTTTCAAGCGCTTTGTAGTAAGAAAAATTTAGCGCGTTTACTTTGTCGTAAAGCTTTGCAAATTTGGTTACACTTTCTCCATAATCCGAATCATCTAAAATGATTGTTTCTAAATCACTTTTAAGACTGGATAATAGTTTGATGTTCTTAACTGAATTGGTTATCGTATCGCCTTGAACACCTAACTCGCGTTGGAATTGTAATAACCTACGATAAATTTGCTCTTGGATTTTTGGCATTGCCTCATTCCAAGTAATCAAACCATTATCAATGGCGTTTAATGTTGCTTGTATTTCTTTATTCGCTTGCGCCATTATCTACAATAGTAGCACCAAATATCTGATTAAACAATATGTCCTTAGTGTTTATTTCCTTCAACTTCTCAACTGCAAATGCATTCAATACAGCTTGCTGCCTTGACTTATCTAATCGGTTGAATTCAGAATTCTCAGCGTATGCACGTTGCACGAAATCTTGAATGTATGTGCTTATAACCGCATCAGTTTTAGACATCATCTTATTGCTTACCAATAATGCTTTCTCCTCTTGCGTTTTACCACTCGCGGGGTCAAGGTTGAATGCATCGCGTAACATATCTTGCATTGCAATGTCGTTAGGGAATCTTTTAACGATATATTCTAACTCTTGAGCGCTCAATACCGCATCGTTTAAACCGCTATCCTTAGCCGCTTTAATTTCTTCTAATATTAGTTGACTGCCTAAAATATCAAACTGATTTGGCACAACGCAAACTGGCACCATTGACTTAATTGTTTCAACATCGTATATCTCTTTATATCTCCACATCGCACATAACTCAGCAATGTTTGTCATTATCGTTCCTATATCAACTGCAACACCATAAAAAGTATTGTTTGTTTCATCTCTATCATAAGCCTTTGCAACACCACTTTGAGCCGCGGGTTGTGCCTCTAAAAACTGCATATTGATGGCAGCTAATGAACGATAACGCATTTCGTTTATGCGTTTATCCTGCAACTCAGCAATCTCAGTTTGCTTTTGAATATAGCCCATCGGTGGAGTCGGTGCAGGCACTTCTCCCATCGTTGTTTTTGCAGGCCTTACGCGTATAGTTTCGTAAGGCGATGTCGGTATCTGACCATCTTTACACTTGCTATTAGTACAAGGAACACGCTCTTGCTCTTTGGTAAACGTAAAGCCTTGACCGTTGCAACTTTTACATTGCTCATCTTGGTAAATCCAAACAGTTGAATGTATGTGCTGCGTTATTTCAGCACGCAAATCACTAAACTCAACCGTTGCCACGTTAAGCCATGGTAACATTGCCTTTAATCTGCTTTGATATTCGCGGCCCAACTCCTCTTCCTCTTCTACAACACCGCCAATTGTAAAGCCAGGGAATACACCAAGGCCATGCAATGTTTCCTCAACTAATTCAAACCCATTACCTTTCTTTTTCTTGCGCCACTTTGACCAACTAATCTTATCAATCGAATAATATACATTGCCATTGTCATCATCTTTGTAAACGATGCTATTGCCCTCGTAATGGTAAACAATACTGCTTGAATTAATTACGTAAGGTTTCGGCTTCTTATATTCAGTTGGTTCAGCTTGTTCCGCCCACACAATAATAACACCATTAGCATCGATTGTATATTGTTTTAAGCCAACTTGAAAAGCCCAATTCATTAACGACTTTGAAGCGGTAAAGTTTTTTGTAAGGTATGTTTTTAAGTCCTCATCTTTAGCAATTCGTGGATATTGCGTGTCGGGAAACTTTAAAAAGAATCCATCCGCACGTTGTATTTTATTAAGTGCATTTAACACGCGGTCATAAACCTCGCTAAACACCGCCTCATAAGTTTTCTTGCGATACTCCTTTACGATTATGTGTTCGTTAGGTCTTACCTCATCGATTAATTTACGCGGATATTCTCCATCGGAATAGTATTGGAAGTTAACATATTCCTCATCTTCTATATGTGGATTACGTGCAACATCGGCAACGATATCGGCATCAATAATAATGTATTTGTTTTCGGTTTCCATTTAGTAAGTATGGCGTTCTGGAGCCCATCTTCTTTTAGGCTGTTGTAAAAATTTATATCGCATATTCATTCTTAATGCATGAATTTGCACAAGGTTGTTATATATTGTTAATTGCACTTCACTTATTCGGTTACCTCCAATAGATACACCACAATAATCATTTGTTAAATCCTTTAAACGCATTGTTTTACTTGAATCCATTGGCCAAAAAGTAGGATGATACATTTCTTGATGGCAGTCAACACCTAACTGACACATTGCAATCCATAATGGCAACTCATCTGGTATGCATCCTGCAAACTCAATGTTTTTTACACGTATGTTTTCAAAGTTTTCTACCCACTTTGCAAACAATGGATGGCCTTTTTTCCACCAAATAAACTCGCTATGCACATTCCAAATCTTTTCGGTTGTAAATCCGAACGCCTCTTTTACTTCTAATAAGTTAGCCCATTGCTTTGAATCGGCAGTAATCTCATCACTATCATAGTTTTTAAATCCGCTATTCTTTACCGCAAAATCAATGCCTTTTAGTGATTCGATTACCTCGTTTATTTTGTGATTGTTAATCATTATCACATCGGCATCAATAAACAAGGTATATTCATAAGGTGTTAACTCATCCATGTGCGCCTTTGCTTTGATGTAACACGTTTCGTTGTCCTTAAGCGTGTAGCAATGTGGCAATATTTCTTTTATCTCTGTAAATAATGCTTTGTAGTCTTCATCTAAACGCGTGATAGTATCGGCTTGCGTTACTAATGTTATAGGTAAGTCACAACCGTTTGCACGTAATGACATTGCAAGGTTTGCAGCCATGCACCCATAGTTTTTATGACCGATTCCGATTAAAAGTATTCCAGTTGTCATTCGCAGTTTGAATTGAAGTTGTTAAATGGCGTTTCAAAGATAGTAAAATCTGAGCTCCAAATGTTTACGTTCTGCATTATTTCGGGATAATTATTGTTATACTCATCCTCAAAACGTGCTTGTATTTGAGTTGTAAAGTTTTCTGGTGTGAAGTAAATGCCATCATGATTCAATGCAATTACTAAGTTTTGATGCACTTCCTCTGGCACCTCATCTACATAGCCTTTGTAACGCTTTGCCAATCGGGCCGATAATAGTTGTCGGCTGCCATCAGGGCGAACGTAAACAGTTTTGTCGCTGCTAATGTTTGGCTCTTTAAAGTATAATGGTAAACGGATTTTATTTATTGTCAATGCTATGTTTGGAAACGTGCCAAATGCTCTATAAACAAAGCCAAAAGCATTAGATGTGTTTATGTATTCAAGTTTAGTACTCAAACATTTATCGTTAACCTTTTTAAAGCATTGGTTAGATATAAAAGTAGGTGTTCTTACATCTGGAACATCAACATCTAATTGTAAAGTAAAGCAATCGCCATCAAAAATATTATCAAGTAAATTAGATAACACAAACGAAAAATAAATATTGTAAATCGGCACTCCACTTTGAGTTCCATTACTTACAATGCTTATTATTACATCATTTAAATTTACACTTGTTCCATCTGCCATAACTTTAAAAACTGTTATGCTACTTATAACACCACTTGATATTATTTGCGTTTGAAAAGCCACATCGGCCACCTCATAAATAGGATAGCAAAAATCCTTCTGAATTCCGCAATCTGTATCAGTAATATATTCACTTCTCCCGACATCTGTGCCAAGGTCATAGAATGTTACAAAACTATTTGGGATGTTTAATATTGATACTGGCATTTTATCTTCTAATTAAAAGTTTAAATTCTGCTAATCCCTCGTTTGGATTGTGATTAATTTCAACAATGTTACCAATGTAGTAAGTGTCTGAGCATCTAAATCGAATTGCACCATAAGGATTTACTTTAACATCTTCAAAGTCTGCCATCGAAAACGGAGCAGTAAAGGTCACATATTCAGTTTTCCAAATTGGTGTTTCATAATATACATTGCCCATTATCGCAGTGCTTATCGTTGCGTTTTCGGTTATAGGTTGGTTTTCTATTTGACAAGTTGCGGTCATTTCACCCGTTGCAATGTAGTTACCCGTTCCACTTGTAAAGATTTGCGATTCATTTGTCGCTATCGGTGTAGCTGCGGCAATTGATTTAAACCACCTCAACAAGTTGCGCACTGGTGTAAGCACGTAGTTCATTCGTGTTGCAGGAGAATAGATGTTTGCAGCTCCATTATCAATGCCTCTTATTGCAAATAAAAAACCATCTATAGTTTCTGAATTTATAATAAACAAATCATCATCATAACGCCAGTCACTCGTGCCCGTTGTTGCTTGGTTTTTTCTGCGTGTTACTTCAATAGTATAACCTGCGCTTATGATATCGGCCATTAGGTCTAACTCGGTTGGATTTGAGTCGATGTTTCTGCGATATTGTCGCTCGGTATTCATCTCATCAAGCCCGTTATACTCTTCGGCTTCCCACTTGTTATAACCAACCATTATCGTTCCATAAATCAAATCTTTTGCGGTTGTAAATATAGCTTTGTCAACCAACCCCACATCAACAACTATTGTTGATTTATAAAAGTGCTCAATACGTGCAATCTTTAATTCAGTTTCGTTATTATCAAACCCCCAACCGATGTTAAATATTTTGCGGCATTGCTCAAATAAATACTCGTATGATGTAAATAATTTTGGTACACTTGGCTGAGTTACATCACGTAAAAATGAGCCCTTAGTTATTGAATATCTATCTAAACAATCTCTTAACTCAGCCTCAATCTCTAACAATGGACAATCTGTGTCCATGTATGCAGCCGGTAAAAACTCTAACAAGTCAGGCAATGGAACTGAACGCGTAACAGATGGCGGGCAAGCACTATCTGAATACATATAAAAATTTGTTAAAGTATCATAAGCAACAACAAAATTAGTTGTATCTACTGCGCTTGCAGTTGATTTAAAAATTGTAATATGCCAAACAAAAGAAATATAGCTATTTGGCAAAGGTTGTGGTGTTGTTCCAGTAAATGTTTCATCAAATGGTATTGATAAAGTTACCCCATTTGTTAGTGTTGCAGTTGTAGCTATTGTAACAGTACCTAAGTCATCAAAATCAGCGTTTGTAATTGGATTGCGTTTGTTAGCCCTTAGTACTATTGTTGCATTACCATTGTAATTAGGTGTAATTTCAAATGTTCCTTTTGCAACCCATTCAATAGATAAATCATTTACACAATCATTATTGCCTGGCTCATAAAGATACATAAATTGAAAGTAGTTTTCAAAATCACTTTCGCCATCTGCTAAAGGAAAAACTATGTTGTCTAAAGCTCCGTTTTTAGCTACAATTACGGGAGAAACATTGTTAACATTCCAAGCGGGTGAGCCACTTTCAATATTGCCCATCTCAGCTAATGGATTATTAGGCAAAAATAATGGAATATCATAATATCTATTGCCAGTTAATCCACTTAAATCGGTTGAGGTTTCATTAAATGTTTCACTATCTACATTGTTTGCTTTGTTTTGCAACAATATATTCTGGCCCTCAATGTTTAAAGTAGTATAACTCATAGGGCTTATGGTTTCCCCATCAAAGTTTTGTGTAGTTAAAATGTCAACATCTTGGCCCATTCTACTCATAAACACATCTGTGCACTTCGATGCTGTAACGCTTAACTTTATAAAACAATAATCCGAACATTGTCTTTCAAATGTATTAAAATCAAATGCACCTATAAAATAGTTTGTATATCCATCGCCCTCGGCACATTCGTAATCTATTTGCACCTGGTATTGACCATTGGCGCCATTCGTTTGATACTCGGTATAAAGCAAATCATAAGCCTCACCAACCCATTCGAATGAATCAGTTGAAATGTTTATATTGATGCCATGATGCACAATGTTGCGCGTTAAGTTGCCACCAATACCATTCCACCCAACTGGCGATTCAACAACGGTCGAAACACTTGAACTGTCTATTAATGTAAACTTCCAATTCATGCTTTGTATCTCATTTTTTTGTTTCTAAATTCAACGCGGCTATTTTCTTTCAATAAAAAAGTTGTTAATCCTTGCTCATCAATATTGACATTTAAATTCGATTTGTGCTTTGCCATAATGCGGTCTAACTTATCGTAGTTTATGCCATTACTATTTGCACTTTGTTTGGTTTGAAATTGTGCCGCAAGGTCGAATGTTCCGTTGGCTAATGCAGTTAAGATATTGTTTGCGAATGTAGGCTCAACTTCGCCGCTATTAAGCACCTTTAACGATGGCAAATAGTCTGAGGTTGATTGTCTATTGATTACGTATTCGCCTCGCTCAGCCTCTATCAATGTGCCTCCACTTGAATGCAATTGACCGCCTACCATACCACCATCGGCAAACTTTGGCGGTTGTGCGTTTTGAATTACAGCTATTTGTGCGCCCGTTGCTATGGCTGCGGCTGCTAACGATGCTATCGTTGCAGGATTTAATGGCCCACCTGGAACTGTTGCAAGTATGTTACCGATTGCTAAAGCTCCATTGATTATCGCTTGCATTGTTGCCGCTTGTTTTTGTGCCTCCCATGCGCGTGTTTTGATTTCGGCTTCTTGTTGTGCGTATCTTTCCTCAATCTGTAAGCGTTGCGCATCTGTTAAATTCTTTTTTGCCAACTCGGCATCTTTACGCATGCTAAGTGACTCTAATATTGATGCGGTTTCGGCATCTCTATTTTGTTGGTTAATTGTGAAGATTGTGTCGGAAATAGTTTGTGCTGAAGATATAGCTAAGTCAGTGTATGCCTTAATTTTTTCTTTATCATATGCGGCTTTCTTATCTGCGGCTTCTTTTGCTGCATCTAACTTTGCTTGTTCTGCTGCTGCCCATGCTTCTAAATCTGCATCGTAATAGTCATCTTGCGCGTATTTTTTATCCACCAACATCCTAACAAATGCATCATATTCTTTGTCAAACTGCTCATTCTTTAATATTAATTCGCTATCAGTTAAATCGCCAGTTAACCTTACTTGGTCTTTTTTTAATTCAGTTATTTTTTTAAAGTAAAATGCTTGGTCATCAATAGATGTGGAAGATTCCAAAGCTATTTGATTAGCTGCTATTTCCTCACGCAATCTTAATTCTTCCTCTTTTTTTAAATCTTTTGATTCTGTTTTTTTATTATCTACAACTTTTTTGCTAACTTCTTGTTGTTTTTTTAACTTAGCATCGGCAGCCGACTTGTTAATATCCGCTATCTCTTGATTATAAACCTTTTCAGCAAGTGCAAAATCTTTGTTAACTCGATCTTGTAACTTTTTTCGCTCGGCTTGATATTTTGAATTTTGACTTATTTTATCCTCACTTGATAGTGCATTAAAAGCTTCATCAAGTGTTTGTATATCTTTACGAAATTCTATTTCAAATTGCTTTTGAACTTTGTTTCTTGCAGTTAATGCATCTAATCTTAGATTTGTTTCATCTGATAATCCTTTACGAATTAACTCAATTCTTGCACGCGTATTTGCAATACTACCCTCATCATTACCTATATTAGCTATTTTTTTATTAAAGGATTCAACATCATCACTTGTATCATTTAGATAAGATACAAGCGCAACCAAACCAATAACTAACAAGCTAACTCCTGCAGTTGCAACCGCAGTTGCTCCTGCTATACTTGTACCCATTAACCTGGCACTAACCGCAGCGGTTTTTTGCGCCCCATCCAACACCATTGTTCTCAATGCGCCCTCAGTTGTAGCAATGTTTGCCAATTCTTGAACACCTTGCAACAATGCCATTGCGCCTTGGGCTTGCGCTAATGTCTTAGTTAACTTTTCGTTCTCACTTCCAAACAATGAAGCAGCACCCGCAGCAACCGAAGCCGCTGCCGCTATTCCTCTAAACGCAGTTACAACCGCATCTATTCGCTTTGTGTCGCTCGCTAATGCCTTAACCTTATCGTTGACATCGCCAATCTTATCTTGTAGTTCTGCGGCGCGTTTTGTGGCTTCTCTTAATTCCTTTTCGCCTAATGACCCACTACTAATCTGCGCCTTTAATTCTTTCAACTCTTGCTTCATTGATTTGAAGCCACCACCCGCTTGCTTAGTTTCTTTCGTTACCTCAGCCAAATGGTCGGCGAATCCCTCCATCACACCCGCTTGAATCTCGGCCATAAGTCCATCGACTTCGTTGGACAGTTTGCCCATTTCAGTTGTGGATTTATTTAAGTTTTGAATGAATTCTTTTTGCTCATTGTTTACTTGCGCAAACGCGGCCGCATCATCTTTGCTAATTTTACCAAGTAATTCAAGTTGCTTAATCGCAGGCTCAAGTCCTGATGTGTCTGCAACGAATTTAATTATTACATTTTCCAACTGCCATTACTTTTTAGGCGTTTTTGGTTGTGGCTTCTTTGCCTCATTAGCAAAGAAAAAGAAATCCCACAAATTTAGTAAATTAATTTGATAATTCGCGGGTAAATATTTTAATACGGTAATCTTTAATCTTTCTCGGCTTGCAATTCCATCCCTAATGTCTGTAACGAAACTATATCCCGTTGAATCTGCTCGACTTTTTCCACTATCGCCAAATACGTCAGGGAAGTGTCGCCTGACTTCGCTAAAAACGGAACTAATTTCTTTATTGGCATTGACAAAAAAAAACTATCGCCCGCATTCTCTTTCCAGTTCTTTATCTTTTTTTCGTTGGCCTTAAAGTCATAACGTGTCAATGGCTCACTTTTATCCACAAATGCAACCGAAGCAACCTTATAAATTATATCCTTGCTTATAATGAAGTTACAACGCTCCTCAAATCGCATTTGCAGTTTAATGATTTCGTTGAGGTTAATTTTCTTTGGATTACTTAACAACTTGCTCATTGCCGCGTTATAATTCTTAATGTAATCGTTTGTGACACCGTTCTGCATTTCTTGGTAAAATGTCAACGCTTCTAACCCACGCTCATAAGGTAAGTTATTTTTATCGACAAACTCAAAGTAGTCAACGCCTCCACACTTGAACGCGAATTCAAGCGGAAATTCAGATTTATAAGTTGGTGGCGAGTTCTTGAATAGGTTTCGGAAGTTCATTGTTGTGTATGTATTGTTTAGTTCTCAGATTAATTATTACTTTATTGTCTACTTTATTATACGTGCGCTTCTTTGCGCTGCCTCCACACCCGCACGTTTGACCAGTGTAAGTGTAGCCAAGTGATAGTAGAAACTTATGTGCATCTTCAATCTCCATGGTAATACATTTTAGATGTTAACGCGTTTAATCCACATAGGATAAGTAAGTAAGGTAGCAAATGCAAGTCGGTTACAAAATATAACCAACCCATTAAACCCCACACAGATGCCATACAAGGCGGGCAGTCGAACAATGGTTTGCTCCAAAATTCTCCAACATAATGGCGGATATAGTTTGCTATTTGCTCTAATAACATACCCTCACGCGTTAGGCAATGAACACCTAAACAAGCGAAACTATTCAGGACAAGGGCAAGGGATAATGGCAATAGTATCATCTTCAGTTATGTTTATGAAGTTAAGTGTAATCGATGAATAAACTGTCCCGCAAATATCAAAATTTGTGACATCGCAGCCATTTAAAATCTCAACCTTTACGATGCCAGTGCCAATGTTCCAGAATCCGTTGTTGTTCATTTCAATGACTGCATCGTATAGGCCGCTTGTTACATCTTTTTTAAGCACCCATCCATTAGAATAGGTAAACTTAATAACGTAGTTAGTATCGTTTGTGAATGTGGGTGAACTGAATTCTAATACCTCAGCGCAGCCGCTTACATCTTGGGTGTAGCTTGTTAAACAATTAAGTATGCTCATGTTTTATTTTTTTATTCCGTAAAAGTACAAATCTTGTGGAAAGTCTATACGTCTTTTGAATTTATAATTTGAAAATAGCGCATCGCAATCTAACACGCTGCGAATATCGGCCTCGCTTAAGTTGCGATAGTAATCATTCGTAAAAGGTGAATCCTTTGGGCTTGTGCGCTTTGTTCCATGCTCGGGTCTTCCTGGCGCCGCACAACTAAATAAAAACAAACCGCCATCTTTCAATAAGTTATTGATTACATTCTTTAACGTTTGTTGCCAATACTCATCATGCTCAAAGCACTCTGTTGAAATTACAATATCGAATAAATCTTTAGACTTAAACAAGTGGCCGCTGCAAACTACATCAACATTTGGGCCATCTCCGATATCGATACCAGTGTAGTTGCATTGCTCAAATAAGTAACGGTTGTTGCCATTAATGTCAAGTGAGCCGATGTCTAACACGCTTGTGCCGACAAAGAATTCATCGTGCGCGTATTTTACAAGCTCACACCATTCTCTTTGTTCTCTGTGTGCCATTACTTTTTATATTTAGTTAAGAAAGTTTGATTGTCATTGTGCTGAATCATTCCGAATTCAGGCAGTTGTGATGTGGTGCTAATCTCGGATTGAATACTTAATCCATGCAATTCGTAAGGCGTTGAATTTTGCGCTAACCAATCATCGCCATTTGCAATCAATAGGTCTTCTGGTATAGCAACGTATTTAGATTTATGCATCAACATCATACATCCCCATCCGTATGGGCGTTGCTTCATTGATTTCAAATGTATGTTAGCATCCTTTTTTAGTTGGTAGTTTTCAAATGCCATACCGATAATGCCAACGTGCTGCAAACTGTCATTGAATATCGATAAGAATGCAGGATTAAAGTTAATGTCATCGTTGCAGATTAATATGTTGTCATACTTAGCGCGCTCAACACCATAATTCCACGCGGGGTTTACGTAAATGTTTTCAGCCATTAAGTGTATGTCATACTTAGCGCTAAGCGGTAAAGGTCTGTATTCTGTTGTATCGTTGTCAATTATGATTATCTCACCGACAAATTCGCAGTTGCATAGGTCTTCAACAAGATTTATGATGCGTTGACTTCGCCACATCGTAGGTATAATTACGCTAAACATTTGACAAATATATGAAATTTTTTAGATAAGTGTTACATGCATAACGAAATGTGTCTAATGCATCGGCTTGTTGTGTTGGGTCGTTTCGGTCTGTTTTCTTTATTGTTCCATCAGGCAACACAGCAACGTTTTCTAAATCGAATTGTAATCCCTTAGTAAACTGTGGGTCAAGTTCGACATTACCACGCGCAAGAAGTGAGTTGACAAGCATTCGGTTGTCTTCTAACAATGGGTTAACGCTTGGCACCAACATTTGATTGTTGCTGAGGTTAAACTTTTGCCGAATGACAACGTAATAGTTAAGGTTATCCTGCACCAATGCACTCGATGACTTGCCTGAAGCATCGCCAGTTACTTGGTAAAGTGCATTGCCATACTTAGACTTAATCACATCGCATAGTTGATAGATGTCGCTATTGGCTAACTTAATGGTTTCCTTAACTCTTATCGTTGATGGCGGCATTACTTGAAGCACCGAGCAACATATTGGATTGCGGTTAAAATCGAAACTAAGTATGATGGGCAGTTGTTTGTTTAGTTCAACGGGCTTAAGGTGTTTAGTCGAATCATAAGCGTATGCCCAACGGTTGCCATCCATGTCGAAGTTTGTCCAATCGCCACCGATAAACTGCCTCTTATAACGCTCATCCATACGTGACCACACTTTACGCTGCTCTTCAGTTACGAATGCATTGTCATCGGGTAAAGCAAGTTGATAATAAAACTCTGGGCCTAATTCGCCTTTTAAATACGGAATATGTATCTCATCCTTAATCCACGTTTGCGTTGGGTTGAATGTTGCTAATATCAATGGGGTTGGCATCTTATCAATATACCAGGAGCCAACGCGTGAGCTGCCAATATTCCAAAGTTTCTTACTTAACTCCTCAATTTGCTCAAAGTATATACCGTTTGTTTCAAGTCCTAAAAACGCGTTAAGTTCGGGGTCATGGCTAATGTTTTCAGCCATAAAGAATATCTTTGATTTGGTCTTAGTGTTTTCTAAAAAGTAGTTTGACTTATCGCGCGACCACCTAAAATGTGGTGAGCCATCGATAATCTTTTCGAAGGTTGGTATGATTGTCTTTACTAACTTCGGAAAATCGGAACGGATTACATGCCACTTGCTGTTTGGATACATTGAGGCCAACCGCAAACAGATCGTGGCACAAATAAAAGACTTGCCACCACGAATTGCGCCACCATAAAGTAAGTTGCGCTTCTCTGTCGCGCCTTGTGCCGCTGCCATCGCTTGAATATAAAAATCGTATTGCTTTGGGTTGGCTTGTAAATCGACATTCATTAAATTTCAATCTTAGTGCCATCAGGCATCGTAACAGTTGATGGTGGGCGCGTGTCGGTGATGGTTGTTTCGGTTTTCGCAGGAGCATAACTTCCATCCATTTTATTAAGTTCGGCTATGGCTTTAGTTCTGTCGTTGTGGTCTGGCTCTGATGGGTATTCCATAATCTTACCAGCAATAACAAATGGTTTCTTAATCTTAATTTCACCTTTGGCAATCTTGCTCAACATCTCCATTCGTTCGGCAGTTGATAAAATATTCTTTTCCGCAAGTTCGGTTATTGCAGTTGATGTGGCGTTGTTAATGGCTTGCTTAACTAATTGCTTATGTTCTTGGATTTCCTTTGCATATCTTTTAGCCAATATTGAGCCTTTGCTTCGGGCAGTATTGCCATTTACTTTTTTTTGTGCAATAGCCTCAATATAGGCTTTATCCTGCGATATACCATTGGCAACTAAATCAATGAATTTGGTATGTTTAAGTGATGGTGTTGCCATTAGTTACAATATTTTTTAATTCGTTAATCATATCACTTCTTAATTGTAATTCTTGAATTCGCCATCCCTTTTGAATTGCTAAATGTTTTTCAAAATTTTTATTACAATAATCTATTTTTTCTTGCAATGACTGATAATCTGTTACGATGTAATCCTTAATCTGTTCTTCATAATATCCTATCTCTGACTTGCGTATAGTATTCCAACAATTAATATCAAAAAATACTACTACATTGCAAAATCCAGCCTCATACCATCTATTAGCAAGATTATTGAATACACTATGAGTATACTTATCCTCAATGTATAATGAGTATTTAAATAAATTTAATGTTTCTTTTTTGTCTGCCCAACTAATTGTATCTAAATATTTAGGATTGCATCCCTCGTGCTTAAATTTTTTCATATTTTTGGTTGATGTACTTAAATACAATCCACCTTGAATATACTTTTTAAAATAATCTGCCCTATCTTCTCTCCATCTACCATAATAAATGCAATCATATTTTTTTTTAATTAGTTCATTTGATTTTTTAGCTATTAGTAAATTAAGATTTAATTCATATTGATTATCTATTAATTTTCTTTTTTCAGTTTTATTGTAATTTTTTATTAAATTATATTTAATTTTATTTCTATTGCAAATATAAAACAATGCTGGATAATCATTTTGCTCATATTCTCCAACTAACCAAAATAATTTATAATTAATAGATTTATTTATAAATTCTATTTGTTTTTCAATTTCTGAATTTCTACCTGCAAAACCAAATATAAATACATCATATTGCTTATTATTATTAATCAATTGGTCTGTTGAATAATAAAAATCAGCACCTAATTCTTTTTGAAGCAATATCATATTACGCATATTTACAGCTGTAAAATTACTTCCTACTTTTGTGCCTACCTTAACATCTAATAATGCAATCTTCATAATGCAGCCTTTATTAAAAAATCTTCATACGATATTTTTTTGCCTGATACATTTAATTTAGTCTGCAACTTTTCTAATTCCTCAATATTTTTACAATCAATCGTAAATTTAACTGCCTCATTAAAATTATCTATTTCTTCAATGTCTTGTTGTGCAACATCAATCCCCCACTCCTCACAAACCGCCTCGCCAAGTTCTGCTTCAATCAATTCAGCATCAAACACGATGTTAGCCTTTGCCGAAGCATTATCAGCCAGTGCCATCTCTCTGCCTTGTGGTGAATCCAAATCAATGTCTGTTCTCTTTACCGCTATTAGTTGAGTGCCATCGGATTCTACAATAAGAACATCTTCAATGCCAGAAAACTCAACTGACTTGTTTCCTGCGATTATACGGTTGTTCTTATCCAAAAGTATACTTCTACCTGCTCCGAACTTTTCAAACGATTTGCGTATCATTTCTGCGCCATTCTCGCTACCTTTATTAAAGTTCTTATCATCAGCAATTAGTGATGTTACCTTTATATTTTCGGTTTGTTTACTTTTCATACCACAAATGTACTAATTATTTTAAATATCCTAATATTTCATTTTGCACTTGCTCAAATGATGTAGCTACAATGTAATTACCTCCATCTAATTCGATTGCTGCTTTTCGTTTTAGTTGTGCTTCGCTTATCTTATCGGTTGGTGATTTGACTTCAATGGCGAACAATCGGCCTCTCAATATACATTGGATGTCTTCCATTCCTTTGTTAAGCCCTGCAATGTAACCTATGCCCTTTCGATATCTACCCTCACTACTAATGCGCCTCGCACTATTGCAACTATGTACTGCTTTAAGGTAAGCAATGATTAAATCGGTAAACTTATTAGTATTGAAAGCATCTTTGGTTTCTTTCGGTTGGATAACATTGTTTACCGGTAAGTCTAAATGATTAGTCGTGAGCTCCGCCTTTCGCTTCTTAACAACTTTCTTTTTGTTAAGGTTAAATCGCTCAATCGGTAATGTTTGCCAAAACGCTTGATTCATGTTTGACCGTTTGTATTGATTGTGGTAATAGAGTTCAAATTCGGGGATGCTAAAAATCTTCATTTGCTTTTAAGTTTGATGTAAACACTGGTGCTTCTTTATTTACTGCCTCATTTATATCTCTAAACTTGGTATATTGACCATCCCATCCAAGAAGAATATCATCAGTTGTTGCACCATTTCGATGTTTTGCAATAATAAACTGCGCTTTGCCAACTGTGCTATTGCCATCGTTGTCCTCCATTATTCCGTGATACTCTGGCCTAAATAAAAAAATAACCATATCTGCATCCTGCTCAATGCTTCCACTCTCACGCAAATCGGACAATATTGGTGTTCTATCAGCACGTTCTTCAACCTTTCGGCTAAGTTGTGACAGTGCAATAATTGGAATGTTTAATTCTTTGGCAATGCCTTTCAATGAACGCGAAATATATCCAACTTCCTGCTCTCTTCCGTTAACATTGTCAACCTTTCCAGCAGTCATAAGTTGAATATAGTCAACAATTGCAAGTTTAATATTGTGGTCACGCTTTAATTTTTTAAGTTTTACTTTTAGTTCAAACACCGATATTGCAGGGGTATCATCAATAAATATTTTACTATCGACTAACTTTTGACATTTTAACCTCTTTTGTTGTACCTCAGCATCGTTTAATCCAGTACGCATAAATTTTTCCAAAGGTATTTCGCTTTCGGCACTTTGCAAACGATTTATTAATTGCATTGAGGACATTTCTAAACTAAACAACGCTATCGGCTCATTAAAGTCAACTGCTGCATTTCTGGCAATATTTAAAACAAATGCAGTTTTACCCATTCCGGGTCTTGCCGCTAAAATTATTAAATCACTACTTTGCCAACCTCCAGTAATTTTATCAATATCAAAATAGCCACTTGGAACACCACTAATTCCTTGCTTTGATCTAATTTCTAAATTTCGTTTTTCAGATTCAAAGAACAAATCTGTAACATTATCAAACTTACCTACGTGAATAGTTTGCGTAACCTTGTCAATCATATTTTGTCCTTTTTCAAGCATTTCAAACGCATCTACGTTGTCTTGATAACTTTCCTTGATAATACCTGCTGACATTAATATAAGTTCACGCTGCGTGTATTTTTGAAAGACTATCCTTGCATTGTATTCTACATTGAAATCTGCTTTGTTGCATAAGGTTGTTAGATAATAAGTACCTCCAGCCTTTTCTAAATTACTTGTGCGCTTCAATTCTGTGTTTACAGTTATAACTGTGATTGGGCTTGAAAGTTTGTAAAGTGTGTAGATTGCTTCAAGTATAACCTTATGGCTTTCCTTGTACATCATATCTGGTCGAAAAAAGTCAACAATCTCATCTATGCAGGTAGCACGAATAAGTATTGCACCTATAATTGACACTTCCAAGTCATCTGCTTGTGGTGGTAGTTTTCCCCATTCTATTGTGGCATCATCATCAATGCGTACTGTTTTCTTTTTATTTTGCATTCTTACCTCCCCAGTTACCTTTTGCTTTTACTATATCGTTGTTTGTTTGTTTTTTCGGCATTGGCTTTAAGTATGGTAAAGTGTTTTTAATTTTCTGCTGCCAGTCATCAATCTGCTTACCATTACCATCTTTCCATCCGTTTTTAATCCAAGTGTTATATTTTTCTTCAATAGTTTCTTTTAACTTCTCAAAGTCTATATCTAATCCTTGACAAAAAGAAAGAAAATCCGTGCGGGCGGGTGCGCCTATTTTATCACTCACATTAACACTTTCATTTACACTTACACTATCACTTACACTTACACTTACATTTAGGCTTTCAATTGGCTTTTTATTGGTTTCCAAAAAAGCCAACCCTTTATTTAGGTTTTCTTCGCTTTTTGGGCGACCTCCTTTTTTGCCATTTTCAGAGGCTTTCTTCACACGGTCTTCATAATTGGCCATATTGCGTATAAGGTTAGGCTCAATGAATGACCAGACTAACTCAACCAGAGCATCAGATAGGTCAACTTGGCCATCTGCGTGAAAGTTAAATAGGTTGGATAGTATTATTGCCTTTTGGGTATCGTTTAGTTTAGAGATGGCAGGCCACCACTCTGAACGTATTATAAATGTATCTTTCATTATTTGTATTGGTTTGAGGTATATTTAAAATCATCTTTCACTATTGCTTTTTGAATAGCGTGAAACTTCGATTCAGCGTTTAATGTGTAAACTTTGCCAGTTGGTGACTTTATAAAAAATATTTTCATTTGGGATATAAAGAAACCCCTACTAAAGTGCGCCACCGCCAAGAGGCCACACTAAAATAGGGGTTATGTTGTTAAATGTTTTCAATTTGGCGGTTATTTCGTTTGCAAATATAAGTAATAATTACTTAATCTGCAAATTACGATGTGTTGCTATACTGCATCCAGCAATCTCAACACCATCCTTTAATGCTGCTTTAATAGCAGCCTTATCGGCTTGTTCTGTTACCTTAACTACCTTGTAAAGTGATGGTAGTGCATTGACATCATCCACCTCAACAGTTTCAGATTTGCGAAAGTTAATCTTCACCAATGGTGTTTTAATCTCATCAATGCTAAATAAATCCATTGCGTGTTTAATGCGGTCTTTTAGATAGTCCGATGCTTTCTCGCGTTGCTTCTTTGCTGTTTGCAACCTCTTAATTTCAGCAGAAATAATGTCAACATCAGCATCCATTTGCTTTATAACAAACGAATACGCAACTGATTTGTTTTGCAACTGCTCTTCTGTGATTGCTAACTGCTCCTCTAATGATGGGGTTAATTCCCCACCATTTTCGATTAATTCTTCTGCTAATTGGTTATAGCTTTGTTCGATTTGATATATTGTTAGTTTCATTATGCTTCGGTGTTAGGTGTTAGTTTAATTTTCATTTCATCCTTTGCTGCTAATACTCTCAAGTCTGTTTTTTGGTTAAGCGTTAACTTCTTCCATACCGCTTTAATTTCATCAAGTGAAACGCAAACTTGTATGTCATTAATGATTTCATCAATAGTTGTGTCAACTTCGATGTGTGTAGCTTCTTCAGTTGTCACTACTTGCATTTCCTCTGGAACGTAAACTGGCCCACTAAAGATATCTGGGCAATACCATTTTACTCCATTACTAATTGCTCTGGCAAATAACATATTTTTAGGGAATTTGTCAATGTTTTTAGTTAATGCTTTTCTTGCATCTTCAATAGTAAATGTGCTATTACCAATTTTAGTGTTACCTTGATAAAAGTCAATGCTGCAAACCTTTTCAGATGCTTCAATAACTCGGTAATCATACTTACCACTACCTTTTAATCTTGATGCAATAAGACCAGCACCAATGGTCGGCTTTCCTTGAATAATGTGGATGCCAGTCATAGCAGCAAATGGAGGAATTCCAATTTCTTGCCCTGCGGATATTTTGACCATTGCTTGTGCAACACTTTTGATGTCGGTAAACATTCCGCTTTCATAAAATGCTTTACTGATATTCATTATATCAGTAGTGTTAATTGTTGTTACTGTACTTACTTGTGTGTTCATTGTTATTTATTTTTAAGGGTTAAAATTAAAATGGTAAATCATCATTACTTGTTTGTGCAATTGGCTTTGAATAACTTTCTTGTGGTTCTTCAGTCTGCGTAAACGGGTTTGCATCCACTTTCCAGCACACTATTGTGTTAAATACTTTTACTTCACCTTGTGGCGATGTCCACTCCCTACCACGAATGTTGATGTGAGCTTCAATGTCCTGACCTACTTTCAAGTCATCTGCAAGTGAGCAGGCTTTTTGTTGCAATTCGATTGATACTATTTGCGGATACTGGTCTGCGGTTGTTAGTATTAGTTCTCTCTTTGAGAATTTACCATCACTTACTGTTGTCGTTGCGCCTATGCGCTTAATCGTGCCTTTTATTGTCATTTTTTTTGTTTATTAGTTATGATTAGAATTATTGTGAATTGTGTCGATTTTTGGAACGTGAAGAAATTGTGACAACACAATTGAGAGAAATGCATTGTTAGGGATGTAATCTTGCCCTGCTAAATCCATTTCGTTGAAGCCAGCAGAAATAAGTGCATCACATTTTTTTAGTATGTCTGCTGCATCTTTTTCCTCAAATGAGGCTGCTATTTTGCCCTTATCCGAAAAATAAAAGTTTTGGGAATCTGATTCGTGTTCAATTCTTTGATTTTGTTCCTCGTTAATCCAAGTTGTAACTGTGGTAATTTGTTTTGTGATGTGA